GCGCTCTGCGCGCTCTGCGCGCTCTGCGCGCTCTGCGCGCTCTGCGCGCTCTGCGCGCTCTGCGCGCTCTGCGCGCTCTGCGCGCTCTGCGCGCTCTGCTTATTGCGCTCTGAAGCAATAATCTGCATAATCGGAAAGCGCTTTCAATGCAGCTTCGCGCTTTGCGCGCGCGATGCGCGCTTTGCGCTTTGCTGCGAATAATCGCGCTAATTCGCGCGCTTCTTTAATCTCGAGTGCCGTGCTTAAATAATTGCGCTTGCTCATTGCTTTTTTCTTTCTGCGCGCTGCGCAAAAAATAAATGCAAGCGCAGCGCGCTTGCTCTGCGCGCTGCGCTTGCTCTGCTCTGCTTGCTCAAGCTGCTTGCTGCTTCTTCTGCGCTGCTTGCTGCTGCTTCTGCGCTGCTATAAATGAATCGAGCGCTGCTTGCGCTTTCGCGCTCTGCGCGCGAGCGGTTGCTAGATGCTTGATTGCATTTAATTCTTTCTCGCTTGCGATCAGCAGCTTTGCTTTCAATAATTCGATGCTCATGCTATGCTTCTTTCTGCGCGCTATTGCGCGCTCTGATAATGCGCTAGCTTTGATCATATCAAAGCAATTAGCGCGCTTGCTTCTATGCGCAGATAATAGAAGCAAGCGCGCTGATTTGCGCTTGCTTGCTGCTGCTCTTAGATAGCGAATAAATCTAGCGCTGCTCTTGCTTGCTTCGCTCTGCGATCATCGCGCTTTAATGCGCGCTTCGCTCAAGCTGCTATTGCAAGAATCTTTCGCAATCGCATATAAATCTATTGAGAAAGAAGATTGCTTGCTTCTAGAGCGCTGCTTGCTTTCTGCTTTCTGCTTTGCGATTCGAGCTCGAGCGCATTGCTTTGCTTATTTCGCGATGCTCTGCTCTGATAAGCTTTGCGCTGCGCTATGCTGCTTGAATCTATGCGAGAATCTGCGCTTGATTCGAATAGCTCGCTTTGCTTCGATCATATCGCTATCAGATTATAAAAAGCTTCTCTTTGCGCTCAAGCTCTATCAGCGATCGCGCTGCGCTTGCTTCTATCAAGCGCTTTATATTCTATTCTCTATAAGCATTATCGCATAATCGCGCAGAAAAATCAATAGAAAAATAAAATATATTTTAAGCATATAAGCAATTATGCTGAAAGCATTTATATCATATTCACATATGCATATATAATGATTTAAGCAAGCAGCGCGCTGCGCGCTGCGCATATATCATTATATGCGAATATGCGAATATGTTAGACAATTGAGCATTGCTTATCTTATATGCTTATATTGATATATGCGAATATCTAATTATCTATTGCTATTTATAGCACCGCAGAGCTTGCTAGATAGCAAGCAAGCAAAAAAAGCAAGCGAGAAGAAGAAGAAGAAGCTTGAATGAATGATAGTAAATAGATATATAGATATATAGATAGATAGATATGATATATTTTTCTTCTAAAATCTTCCCTGTGGCATGAGAATTGCATCAAAAAAATTTTTTCAAAAATCATGATTTTTCTCTTGACAAAGCGCGCGCGAAGCATTATAATATAAATGATTGTGTATTTCGCGCTTATATATGCTCATCAATATATGCATATATCAATATGATTGCGCGCAGCGCGATCATATTCGCGCATTGATATATGATTGCGCGCAGCGCGCAGCGCGATCATATTCGCGCATTGATATATGATGCGCGCAATCATATTCGCGCATTGATATATGATTCGCGCAGCGCGCAGCGCGCGCTCATATTCGCGCATTGATATATGATTCGCGCGCAGCGCGCAGCGCGCGCTCATATTCGCGCATTGATATATGCGCATGCATCAATATGATTCGCGCGCTCATATTCGCGCATTGATATATGCGCATATATCTATATGATCTGTGCGAATCTATTTAATATAGAGCAGAGAAAGGTTATTATCGCACGTGCACAGAGCGCGATCCCGTTTTCCCACATAAAATTGGCGAGTTCAAAAAGTATAGGATCATGCAACAATCCCGTAAGCGCCATTCAACGCCCTATATCTCGCCACCCACCGGCCCGCATACATGTGCCCCAGGCGATGAGTCCGAGTTCCCATCCCAGGAGGATGGACGCGTTCGATGCAATGCGCGGTTACGGAATGAGGGCAGCATACGCTGTCGATCCTGGGCATTACTCGGATCAGACAAGTGTAAGAAGCACGGCGGTCAGCGGCGGACAATGATTATCCCATACGCAGGCCGGTACGGTGAGGTCCTGGGAAAGGGTACCTTGGCGGCGGCGTATCAGAAACACCGCCAGTCGGAAGACTATAAATCCCTGCGGGATGAGTTGGCAATGATGCGGGCGTTCACCGAGGCGTTTATGATGCAGTTGGACGGCCTCGACATCACGCAGTTAACGCCTACCATGTGTGGCGCGGTGATGCTGATGGTCCAGGAGGTGCGGGCGCTGGTCGAGACCATGGCTCGGGTGGACCAGAAAATATCCGTCACATTATCCATCACGGATGTGTATGGACTGGTGCAACAGATATTTGAGATCGTGCGCCAGTATGTGCACGAACCGACGGTGTTGCGGAAGATAGGCGAGGGCCTCCAGATGATGGAACTCTCGGCCAGTGAATTGCCTAACGCACGACGCCCGGTACTAATCCATGGCGAATCCGAATCCGAAACAATTGCTGATTCACCAATTAGCGATGCGCTTTCAGGCGATCGGCGAGAGGCTACGGCCGGAGTATGAAGTCCTGGAAGAAGGTCAGTCGCCTGAGGGATTCCCGTTCACGACAAAACTTTACGGGCCGGGCACGCCGGTTGAGACGGTATGACGGCGGTAATGACGGCGGCTGCGCCTGACATTGCATGGAACAATGATCCGCATCGGCCATTTAAACCTTATGGCGCGGCGGATCAGTTATTCCGCACGCAGGCGCGCGAGATATTGATCGTCGGGCCCGCGGGCACCGGTAAAACGCGGGCGGTCCTGGAAAAACTATACCTGATGGCGATGCGCCACGCGCAATGTCGTATCCTGCTGGTGCGGGCTACCCGGGCATCCCTGAACGAATCGGTGTTGGTGACCCTGGAGAATAAGGTCTTGCCCGCGGGTTCAGGCCTCCTGAGTGGGGCGCACCGCCAGACGCGCACGACATACAAATTAGATAATGGATCGGAGATCGTTGTCCTGGGTTTGGATAATGTCAACCGAATAATGTCGGCTGAATACGATGCGGTCGGGGTTTTTGAGGCTACCGAGGTCCTCGAGGATGATTGGGAAAAATTAGATACGCGATGCCGCAACGGGCGGATGGGCTATCACCAGTTGATCGCGGACTGTAACCCCGGGAGTCCGATGCATTGGCTCCGACGGCGGGCGGACACGGGCCGAATGGTGGAATTATTCTCAAAGTTTGAGGATAATCCGACCATCACCCCAGAGTATCTGGCATCCCTCAGTCGATTGACCGGGCACCGACGGGCGCGCCTGTTTGAGGGCAAGTGGGCGGCGCCTGAGGGTCTGGTATATCCAGAATTGATGGATTGTGTAGTTGAGCCTTACACTGAAATTCCGGATGGACGGTTTATTGGCGGAGTGGACTTCGGTTGGAATGATCCATTTGTGGCATTAGGGATGGTATATGATTCGGATACGGATATAATTCATATTTACTACGAGCGATACATTAGTAAATGTCCGCTTACCGAACATATAAAGGCCCTCCAACGGTTTGATCGAACGACCTGGTATTGTGATCCATCCCGTCCAGATAGTATCCGGGATCTGCGGATCGCAGATATTTGGGTGAAGGCGGCAAACAACAACATCCTGTCGGGCGTGGATGCGGTAAGTGCTCGAATTACATCGGGTCGATTAAAGATTGGCGCGGACTGCACCGCATTGATCGCGGAATCCCAGGGTTACGCCTACCCGGAGAAACATCTGGCCGCGGGCGAGAAACCCGCACCCGGGAATGATCACGCGATGGATGCGCTGCGCTACGGAATCATGGCAATAGATCAGTTCAGGACGCAGACCCGTTGGGATAGGGAAACTGCCGATGCCAACGCTGGAACATGATAGTTTAGACGATAAGGCGGCGGGTAAAGCGCTGGTCCACCCACGTGCGCATAAGATGATTGAGGAGCCTCCCCTGCGCAAGAGTCAGCAGGTAAGACTCCTACAACGGGAACTGGAAAAAGAACAACGCGGTTCTTTGCCGCACCTGCATGTGGAAAACCCTGAGATTTGGGATGGCGAAATCGAATAATGAGCCTAAGAACTCGGATAAAAGGTGCCTGGAATGGCTGGCGGGGTAAGATTGCGCCTAGCGTGGGCGGCGCCATGTCCTATGGTGGATTATTGGGCTCAACCTACCCTAATCCCACAAAACTTCAACTTATTCAGCAATACCGTGAATTGGTGTATGCCTGTGCCGGAATTAACGCGCAGGCGGTGAGTAGTGTGCCGTTACGGTTGTATGCTACGACCTCGGGCGGGGAGCCACGACCAAAGGGCCGCTGTCGTCCTATCACGGATGCGGAGTATGCAGCCTTAATGCGGCATGGTTCATTCACGGCAAAGTTGATTAAGGCTTTGGAGGTCCATGAGATTGAGAAACATCCACTCCTGGATACATTGGACCGAGGTAATCCCTTTTTACATGGGCGCATGCAGAGTGAGTTGACCCAACTATATCAAGAGATTGAGGGTAGTGCTTATTGGTATATTGAGCCGGGCCCGTTGAGGGTACCTAAGGATTTTTGGATACTACCTTCATTCGCGGTAACGACGGTTCGGGGATTGGATGGATTACCTAAAGCATACACCTATGGTATAGGGGTAACTAAGACACAGTATAAGTTGGAAGAAATCATCGCTTTCCGAATGCCTAATTTGCGTGATCCTTATGGGGATGGGTATTCACCCCTTTATGCGGTTTGGGAATCCTATAATCTCGCCATTGATAATGCGGCGTATACGCGGGCAGGGATTGAGGAGCGCGGTTGGCTGAATACATTGGTCACGCCAAAAGAGGCCATCGGTGCGGATGAAGCGGATCGGATGCGGGCAAAACTTAAGAAAATGATACACCTGGGCAAGCAGGGCGGGCCGATGGTGAGTGAGTCCGCATTTGATTTAAAACAATTGCAATCCATGATTGATGTGATTGCGGTTTATGGGGTAGCCAAGGAAACCATTGCTAATGTGTTTGGCGTCCCTATGGCCCTCGTGACTAAAGATACCAACCTGGCGAATATTGTTGCGGCGCGCCAACAGCATGCCTTATTAGCTGTGCTGCCTCGCTGTTCGCGGCATGAGGCGACATTAAATCAACGTTTAGTACCCCTTTACGATGAGCGCCTATTTTTGGCTTATGATAACCCGGTGCCTGAGGATGTTAAGGCGCAGACTGTAAGGCGAATGAATGATTTAAAGATGGGTGTGACAACCATCAATGAGGAACGTGCTAGGGATAGGCTAGAGCCTGTACCTTGGGGTAAGGAGCCTTGGATTCCTGTTAAGAATACTAGGCCTGGGCCGGGTAAACCCGCGCCAAGTCCTGTGCCGGGACAGGGGACTGATAAGCCAGCGGCGGAAAAGGTGTTTGATGTGTTAGCAGCCTTGTCTTGTCGGGATTTAACCGTGAGTGAGGCGACAATTCGATTGGTGGATTTGGGATATTATCCAGAACGGGCGCGCCAGTTGACGGTGCGGACAAAATTACCGGCACCACGATATTGTCACCATGAACGTGCCACGGATAAGGCCTCCAATACTTGGCACGTGGATCCCGTAAAATTAGGCGAGGGTCACCAACGAGAATTGCCCAAGAGTCCTGCACTTGAGTCCTTTTTGATTGAAACTTTTAACAAACAGCGTCGTGAAGTTCTTGGGGAGATTCGGGGTAAACAGTGCAAGGATTTTTGGTCGGGCGAGGTAAGTCTGGAGAAGTGGAATAAATATATGGCGCAGGGCGCCAGGCCTTTTGTGCAGGTTGAGTTAGCGGATGGATTGGCGGATGGTTTGGCTCGTCTTGGAGCCAGTGAAGCTGCTACTGTTTGGAATGTAACTAATCCTAAAGTTAAGGATGTCATTGATTCCTTAACCATACAATTTTGTGAGACGACTAATGCTACCACGAGCATGGCACTGGGCGAGGCTCTCGCAAAATTGCGAGATGAAATTGCGGAGGGCTTGCTAAGTACTGAAAATACCATGCCGGAGATGGTGCGGCGAGTATCGGCCATCTTTGATCAGGCTGAGGAGTTCCGGGCCGCTCGAATTGCATCCACCGAAGCCAGCCGCGCCCTGCATTATGGACAGCGTTTGGCGGCGGAGGGTTCGGGCGTTGTAAAGGGTTATAAATGGTTGGCCTCTGCCGATGCCTGTGAGGAGTGTTTGGCAATTATGGCCGAGCATCCTGATGGCATTGCGATGGATGGGGTATTTGAGGATAAAGGTAGCGGGCCTTATGATAAAGTTCAATGCCCGCCCGCGCATTGCTGGTGTATGTGCACGATGACTGAGATTTTGGGAGAAACGAATGAAGGCACTTAAGCAGTACGGTGATTGTGAAGGCCCGCTGGGATTTCCTATGCGATCCGAATCAGCCCGGGCCGTTGAAGCGGTCCTGGCTTCATTGCCTGAGGATTGTAAGGCAGCAGGCCTATTGCACATGGTGAAGAGTGCTGCGCATATGGATTTTTCCGACGGGGAGCGTGCTGATGTAAGTTTTATCACGACCGAAGGTTTGGATCGTGATAATGAGGTGGTGCTGGCAAAAGGTATTGATTTTACGCACTATCGTAAAAACCCTACAGTAACTTTTGCACATAAATATGATGTGCTCCCTGTGGGGCGATCCATGTGGCTGAAACGTGAGGTGAAAAATGCGGTATCGGGTTGGTTGGCAAAGACGCAATATATCGAACGACCTGAAAATTGGTCCTCCGATACGCCCTGGTTTCCGGATGCGGTTTGGCATTATGTAAGAACAGGTAATTTGCCCGGAAAATCCATTGGGTTTATTGCCTTGGAGATGCGGCCCCCGACCGAAAAGGAACTTGAAGCTCGGCCCGAGTTGGCCAGCGCTCGGCGCCTCATATCCAAGAGTATGGCTCTTGAATACGCGGTGTGCGCATTGCCCTGCAATCCTGATGCGCTTGTTCAAGCTACGGCAAAGGCCCGTCAAAATGGCATTAAGATTCCGGATTTGTTACTGGAGGAATTGGGCATGATCGTGCCTGATGATATTCGGGCGGAGACCAAACCTTCGCCCCACACGGGTGAAACTCGGGCTGACTATATTCACCGGTGTGTACCTGTGGTTCTGGCTGAAAATACAGCCCGAACTCCGGCACAGGCCGTGGCAATATGTTCCTCCATGTGGGAGGATAAGCATGGTAAAACCGTCTCGCCGCAGGAGATCGGGGTACAAATTGCCCAGGCGATCGGTCAGATTGATGTGGCGGCGCTGGTGCGGGATGAATTGAACAAATATCGGGGCCGTGTGTAACGGTCCTTTATCAGGGCAACACGGTGGAAGGCGCCTTAAGGCGCTAAGCCAAGTGAGCCTAGCGATGTTTTAACCTTTAGGGAGTTAAACCATGAAGTGGTACGTGTTATTGAAGGCCTGGGGCAAGTACGCCGTAGGCGAAAAGATCGAATTGGTTGAAACTGATGCCAAAAGTCTTGTGGATGCTGGATACCTTAAACTGGCTGAGCCGGAGACTGAAGATTCCACGAAGAAGGCTATTGGCGCCGCCGTGGCGGAGTTCCAAAAGGGAATTCAAACGGTGGTGGGCGAGCAGATTGCCCTGGCCATTAAGGGCATGAAGGTGGATGGCAAGCAGATTTCGGTGAAGGTCGGCAAAGATTTAGCCGAGGATGATCCGATGGCCTTGCAGAATAGTTTGGGCACCTTTGCCAAGGCTGTTCAGAGTTTTAATACCGGGCACGGGATGTCCAAGGAACTCGAGGCTTACGTTCAGAAGGCCCCTTCGGGCATGAACGAAGCCGTTGGGGAAGAGGGTGGAATCCTGATTCCCGATCAGATTAGTGCGGGCATCTGGCAGCGCGCAGTGGCTGCCAATGATCTACTCGGGCGCATTCAGTTGATCCCTATTACGGGCAATTCCTACACCGTTGTGCAGGAAGCTGGGGATACAATGGCAGCCGGCACCAGAAATGCGGGTGTTCGGGGTTACTGGGTTGAAGAGGCTGGACAAATCACTAAGTCCCAGCCAAAGTTTAGGCGCCAGGCCTTGCGACTCAAGAAACTTGGCGTGTTGGTCTATGTGACCGACGAGCAACTTGAGGACAGCCCGCAGAGCCTCGAGGCCTTTATCATGGATAAGGCCGGGCGCGAGATCGCTTTTATGACAGGCGACGCCCTCATGAATGGGGATGGCATTGGAAAGCCCCTGGGCGTATTGAACAGCGCCTGTCTTATTTCCGTGGCTAAGGAAACGGATCAGGACGCGACCTCGATCTACGCCGAAAACATTATTAACATGTTTTCGCGACTCCATGCCCCAAGCTTGGCAAACGCGGCCTTCTTCATCAATCAGGATACCCTGCCGATGTTGATGAGCCTCACCCTTGCGGCAGGCGCAGGTGGCGTGCCACTTATGTGGCCTGCGGGTGGATTCAACCAAGCCCCCGCTAACACTATCCTAGGCAAGTCAGTTATTCCGACGGAATGGAATCCCACCCTAGGCAGTGCGGGCGACATTCTCCTGGCGGATTGGTCCCAGTATATGGGCATCAGTAAGGGTGGCGTGAAGTCTGCTGTGTCGATCCACCTGCGGTTCGACTACGACGAGACCGCCTTCCGCTTCACCTACCGCATGGACGGTCGGCCGGTCTGGCCGGCCGCTCTTACGCCGTATAAGGGCACCGTGACCCAGGCGCCGTTCGTTCAGATCGCTGTCCGCGCCTAAGCTGCGGGCATAACCACTAACTCAGGCGCCGTTCGTTCAGATCGCTGTCCGCGCCTAAGCTGCGGGCATAACCACTAACTCATAAAGAGGTAACGTTTCATGGATATGAACATGCTTTTGAATGAAAAGTACGGGATCGTAGGCGCCATTTATCCGACGGCGGCCTTAACTGCGGCGAACTCGGGCTATATCGACATGTCGAAGTTCGATGAACTTCTCGCCCTCTTAATTAATGGTGACATGTCGGCGCATACCATTGATTTTGCGGCGTATGCCTCACCGGGCGAGGCGGGGACGAATGAAGCGGTGGTCAAGGAGATCACGCAGTTGACCAATTCTGCCTCAGCCAACGATAGTACTATCGTGGGCATCAGTCTTCGAAATGAGGATCTCCTGGCCAAATCGGGGACATACGCGATGCGCTACGTGCGATTCCGGGTTACGGCGACTAGCCAGACGGGCTATTCCGCGGTCATCGTTCTGGGCAAGCCTAAGGCTGGGCTTGGCGCCGCGAGTAATCTTGCGGCGGTAGGCGAGATTGAGGATGATTTATCCTAGTAACTGTTCTTCTGGGTTAGGCGCCTTAGCGGTGTAGTTAAGGCGCCTAACCTACCCTTTTAATAAGGAAAAGCGTATCATGAGTAGAAGTGCAAGGACTGAATTGTTTGCGAAGTGGCTTCAAGGCTCCTTGGTTATGGCGGACATGGGGCTTAGTGCGGGGGGCCGTTGGTGGGTTGATGGTAATAATGCGAAAGCTGGCGCCACCGCGGGATACGGCCGTAGCCCGGATAAGCCATTCTCCACGATTGCGGCAGCGCTTGCCGCTGCTGTTACGCACGACCGTGTCTATGTCCTGCCCGACCACACGGAAGCGGCGCTCACTCTCGCAGCATCGTTTACATTCGGGGTGTCCGGCGTCGAGGTTATCGGCCTCGGGCGTGGAACGAACCGGCCCTCGTTCGTGTTTACAGCGGCTGCGGGCAGCGTGAACATGAACGCCACCAACTGCAAGTTGCAGAACGTGCGGTTGACCTCGTACTTCACCAATGGCATTACCGCTCCCATAAACATCGCGGCATCGGGCTGTGAGGTCGATTCCTGCTCCTTCGAGGAGACCCTCTCAACGCAGGAAATGCTAGCTGGTATCAAGATCGCGGCGGGTTGCTCCCAGGTGCGGATCACGAACAATACCTACAACGGAATCGCCGGTGGGCGTCTTGTGTCCTTTATCTTAGCAGCGGGCGCCGCAGATGGATTGGTGATCGCTGACAACTATCTGAGTTGCGATGCGTCAGCCTCTGTGATTGACGCATTGGCGGCGAAGTCCCTCGAGGTCCAGATTTTGCGGAATCTGGTCATAAACTTGGATACGACTGCTGGTCTCGGCATCTCCGTGAAGAGCGATACCACGGGTTTCGCAGATGGTAACCGCGTCGTGAATCTCAAGAATGCGGTCTACGGCCTCGTGGGTGCCGGCATGGCCTATGGCTTGAATCACTGCTCGAACGCCCTCGGCGCGAGTGGAGTCATCTGCCCTGCAGTTGACAACTTCCCAACCTAGACCTTCTTCCGCTGCGCCTTGTAGTGATCGGGCGGTAACTCGCCCGGTCCCGCATAACTGGTAATTCAATTATGCGGGACCGTATGATCCATGAGGTTTATAAGTATGAACCGGGCCATAGGCCCAGGGATGAGAAGTGAACGATGGTGCTAAAGGTGAGTGATTGCGGCAGAAAACACTTGGCGCTGGCGCTGTCGATCCTTGGGCTGATTGCTGCCCTGCTCGGCACGTTCTGGTGGAATCAGCAGGCAAACGCGAGCCTACTTGAGGTGCGGATCCGGGCGAATGAGCAATTCCGGGCCAGCACTGAGGTCAAGCTCGAACGGATAGCTGAAGATATACGCGAAATCAAAGAGGCGGTCAAGCCGCCCAAAACGGCGGCGAAACCGTAAGGAGATCGAACATGAATCTGGCGACGAACGATGACCGCTCAATCGTGATAGTGATACCGGGATCGGTCAGTATTCCCGGTGGCATCGGGCCGGGCGGCACAGGAACAGGAACAGGGAGATAGGAACATGAAGAAATTAATGATTCCCGCCCTCGTGGGGCTGATGCTTGCCGGATGCTCCGGCGTGATTATGTCCACGACGTACAGCAACCTCCTGGATAAGTGGGTTGCAATCAGTGAGGCCGACGCGACGCGGGCGTTGAACAAGACGTTCGACGCCAACGATATGACCTCGGCCCTCGTGGATCAGTACGCCGCGTTCAAGCAGTTTCAGGACGCGCGGGACGGCAAGGAAAGCGCCCTACCGAGCGACGTGGCGAAGGCCATCAATGACGCCAAGGCTCCACGGTGAACTATCCTTGGCCTTCTTACAGGGAGTAAGTGCAAATGACACTACAAGAATTGAAAGATGCCCTGCCCCCGGAAATGGAGCCGTGGGTTGCTGAGTACGGCCCGGACATCGTGAAGCTCGCCGCCGCCACGATCAAGGATTACATCGAGCGGCTCATTATGGGCGACACTTCCGGCGTCTTTGCTGATCTGATCGCCGGGATGAGCAACGCGGACCTGGCGGCAACACGTCGGCGGACCTTGATCGCAGGCGTCCTGGCCAACAAGGCGAACGCGGAGAGCATCCAAATGGCGAAAGCAGCAGGCGTGGCCCTGGGGAAGATTCTACTGGTCCTCCTCATGTCCGCGATGGGCTTTTAACGCATGGTTGGCTTGGAAACTCTTACTGAGGATGATTCGCATGGACAAGCAGACAATACTCTGGATCGTTACTGCCGCACTCCGCCTGCTGGCCGGGGCCGTGGCGGGTAAGCTCGGATGGGATGCGGCAACGCAGGAAGCCAACGTGCAGACTGCTGCCGGGGCCGTGGTGGCGCTCGTGCTGGTCGGCATCAGCGTTTACACCAGCGTCAAGGGCCGCAAGACGCTGCTGGCGACCGAACCGCCGAAGAAGTGAAGCATGGCCAACGAGCCGGACAACCAGGCCGAGATTGACACCGGGCCGCTGACGCTGCCGCAGCTTCAGGGTTTGGCACGTGACCAGATCGAGGCCCTGCGTCATACGGTGCAGGAGATACTGAACCAAGAGCCGCAGGTCGATGGCGAGAGCGCGCTGGACGTGCTGGACGTGCTGGCGGCGACGATAGGGAAGTAGACCAATGATTCAGCGCCCGAACAAACTCTGGCTGCCGCGAACAGGGCAGGTGACGAGCTACGCCGCCGGCGACGATGGCTACTTCCAGGCCGGCAACCCGCGCACCACGCGGTTCATCGACAACCTCAACGGCACTATCAGCGACCGCGCCACCGGCCTGCAGTGGGTCAAGCAGCCCGAGCTTATCATCCCCGGCGCGACGGGCGTGCAGACGGCAAACCAGATACAGACGGCGCATGGCAACTGGGCGACCGGACACCCATATGCACTTGCCGAACTGGTCGCCGACGGAGATGGCTCGCAGTCCGCCGCACTCACCATCGCCGCGATCACCAACGCGAATCCGGGCGTAGCCACCGTGACGGCGGGACACAACCTGTCGAGCGGCCAGCGTATCATCATCACCGGATGCACGGGCGGGACGTTCTCGACCTGCAACGGCACGCGAACGGTTACGGTTGTCGACTCGACGACGTTTACCTTCGACGTGAACACGACGTCGCTCGGCACCTACACCGGCGATTCCGGCACGGTCAAGCAGGTCAAGTACTACGTCTGCTCGACGGCGCACACATCGGGCACGTTCGCAACCGACATTGCTGCTGCCAAGTGGCGAGAGACGGTGTGGACCGCCAGCGCCGCCGCCCTGACCACCCCGGCGACGATGATTTGGGCCAACGCCGTCGCCAACTGCCTGGCCCTGGAATACGCGGGCTTCACCGACTGGCGGCTGCCGAATGGTTACGAACTGATAACGATGGTAAACGCGGCGGCGGCATCGGGGTCTAGTTGGCCAACCATATTTCCTAATTCCCAGGCGACAACCTATAACTCCTCGACAGCCTATGCGCCGACGCCCACCACAATTGCGATTGTTGTGACATTTGCTGCCACTGCCAATGGAACGTGGTACCAAGGCACGAAGACCTTTGCCAGGTACGTTCGCCCCGTGCGAGGAGGGAGGATAAATCTGAATGGCTAACGAAATCCAACTGATCCACGACGACGGGGCCGAGACGGTCTATGCCATCGTGCGAGACATGCTCGGCAACTGGTATCACGGCACGAACCCCGAGGCGTTCGATGATGCCAACTGGGGCGACTACGACATCGCCCTGGCCGAGGTCCACGCCGCCGCCAGCGGCAACGTCGCCGTGCAAGCCACCTTCCCGGCCGTCGCGGCGGGGTTCTACTGGATCGACGTGTACGTCCAGGCGGGCGCGAACCCGGCGCAGACGGACCTGCGCGTTTGCTCGTGCCTGATGTACTGGAACGCGACGGCGCTCGTGCCGGCCGGCGGGGCGGCCGATGTGCGGCAGATCGACGCAAGCGAGGAGGCGGCGGCGAACGTGGCTGACGCCCTAGACTATGATCTAATGGTCTCAGGCACACTCAGCCCCGACGTAACCGGGCGATACAGCCGAGTGGCGGACGTAAACGGCTACTCGGCATGGGCGCGGGATACTGGCGGATGGTATATAAACTGGTCTGTAGCACAGGACACCTACTGCATCACGCAAGCCAGCGACGGCGACACGGCGTACGAGGACACGCACTGGGAACCCGCGGAAGACGCCTACGAGCCAGTACAGCCTTATGACAATCTGTACGGTGACGCGATAGGAGATGCGACCGTCGAAGAGAGGGACTTTGTAAACATGGCCCAGATCGGCTCCGCCGCCGCGCTGGCCGCGTACAACACCACCGGCGTGGCCAAAGAAGCCAGCGTCGGGGCTATCGCAACCATCCTGAGCGGCATAACCTCCCTGGCGCACTGGCTGCGTGGGCTGTACAACAAGCGGGCCATGAACTCTGAGGCACTGACGGAAATCCAAAACATCACCGGCACGTTCGACCCGACAACAGACAGCAACGAGGCCATCGCGGACAAGACATCCGGCCTGACCGCCCAACAGACCCGCGACGCCATGAAGCTCGCGCCGTCCAACGGCGCGCCGAAAGCGGGCAGCATCGACGCGGAACTGGATATAATTTCTGGGGGTGGCGGAGCTATTACAGATACTATACTTGTAACAGATCCTTCTGATTTTCCCGTCGATAGTGCGGATGTTTGGATTACAAATGACGTTGATGGAACGGATGGTGGGGTAAAAATCGCTGGTAGTGCCTATACTGATGATAACGGGCGGGCAACTTTTTCCTTGGATAATGGGAATTACTGGGTGCACGTGCAAAAGTCCGGACTTGATTTTACCGCGACTTACCCTAAAAAGTTAACCGTAGCCGGAGGGATTTTCTCGTGGGCATAACTGTAAAAGCGGATGGATTAGTAACGCCAAGTGGTACGGAACTTATTACCTACGCTTTTGCGCTGGCTAGTGGTAAGTTTAATACATTAACCATGCCACAAGTTCTTGATTTAATTCATATGGCTAGTGCCCACGTAGAGAAGTATTGTCGACGACCTTTTGCGGCGGTGGAACGCACAGATATTTTGGATGGCGATGGTACAGTTAACCTATTTTTGCGCGCTTTTCCCATTTTACAGATTACCTCTGCGACTATTCGGGATGCGGCGGGTAATTCCGTGGTGTATGATCCAACAAAACTGATTTGTAATGATCGAACTGGCGAACTGCAACTAATACCTTATGCGTTAGGAGCGGGCGATTGGTCGGTATTCTTGAATGGTTTTCAGAATGTCACTGTAATCTATACGGCTGGTTTTGATCCAATTCCCGCTGAGGTGCAGGCAGGTGTATTACATCTGATGGTGTGGTTACGGGACAATTTGGATTTGAACCAAATGCTTCAAGCTAGGCGTTTGGGTGATTATGAGGAGCGCTATAAAACTGCAATGCAAATGGTTCAAGTGCCGTCCGTCGTGTGTCAATTATTAGAGCTGTATCGTTTGAGGGGGTTTTAATGAATATCGCGGGCACAATTGCGATCAGCGGGCATCAGATAACCTTAGAGGCACCTCAAAATCGGCCGGATGCCATTGGGGCTCGTGTAAATACGTGGTTGCCTATCGTAGAAAATCTTGCAGCCTGGGTTCAGGATGCTAGGGCTGAGGTGGTTGAGGCCTATGCGCGGCGCGAGATGAAGGTGACGCACTGTATCTATACACAATTAAATCCGGGTATTCAGGAGGGTTGGCGCCTGCGATTTGGCACTCGGGTATTCAGAATCCTAGGCGTTGTAAATATGGCCGGGTTAGGCGAATTGTATCGAATAGATGCTGTGGGTATTTAATATGGCTATGACACCATGGAAAGGACAGGAAGCATCCACCATCGTATTCGCCGATGTTGGAAACCGGGTCAATGCTGCTGGTCGGTGGTTTAGGGATCAATTGCGCGGAAGCGTGTCGATTCCAAATATATCGCTAAATGCGGCGGGTAAACCTATTAAGGGTACTCGTGGTAGTCAACCTAGCGCCCCGGGTGAGTATCCTCGAAAGGTTACAGGTTGGTTGCGCAAGAACATTCAGAGTGAGTATTCACGGGCAAACTTAACCTCGCGCGTAGGTACTAATGTTCCTTATGGTAAGTGGCTAGAAACAGGCACCTCGCGCATGGCTGCTAGGCCGTGGATGTCCTTAGGGCTACGAGATTTTACGGCAGGTATTCGTACCATCCTTCAAGGCAAGGGTGGGCCGAGTGCCGTGGAGGTAAGTCCGGATGATTCATTTGGAGGAACGCCCGCCGGACAGGTATTAAGTTTACAAGGCAAGGTTTTTAAGACGCGAGAGGCCCTTAAGGATATGGGAGCGCCTATTAAAGAATGAACGCTTTACTGAAGGCATTTAAGGATCGAATTACGCAGGATACTGTAACTGGTGCCCTAGCAGGCGGAGTCCATTGGGGAACAGCAACCGCCTTGAGGGAGATGCCTTTTATTATTTTAACGATATTGCCTTCTTTTGGTCAAGAAGAAAATACGGGCGATACCTTTACCGAGTATCAGCCCTTGCGCTGTGCTACGTATGCTTACAGTGCCGCCGAGGCTGCGAAAATTTGCGCAAGACTGGAAACCTTATTCCACGCTAGGACTTTACCTCTGGTAGTGGGTCGGATGTTACATTGTCATAAGGGCTCGGATAGTTTAATGCAGGATCCCGAACGTGATGACGCCGGCCAGGAAATCTGGCAAGCGATCATAGATTTTAACTTTCTAGTGCAGCATAACCCAGGAGATTGATCATGGCTACAGACCTCACGAATTTGGTGGTAGGCTTGGATGTGTCCTTGGCGGTGGTGTCGCAAAAAGCTCTTGACCTTTCTACGCCACAGGAGAGTTTGTCCTTTTCCAAGGCTTTCGCTCTTGTTTTTGGCACTGGTGCCCTCGCGGCGAATCAACAGTTCTCGGATCGGCGCACGCTAAATGCGAGTGCGAATGAGACATTGGACCTGGTGGGCGCTCTTACTAATGGTTTTGGCGGGACCATTTCTCTCGCGAAGGTTAAAGCCATCATCATTCGTAATACCTCCGATCTGCTGGCATCGCCAACTATCGCGACTATGAAGATCGAACCTGGGGCTACGCCTCCTGATAATTGCCCGACAATTCCACTACTTCCGGCGGGTGGCATCGCGGTGATTGCATGTGACTCTGCGGATGGCTTTTTGGGCACGCTTGCAGGCGGGAGCAAGGATGGTATCAAGATCACAAATCTGAGCGGTAGTTTGGGTTTGCAGTATGATGTGGTATTTATTGGCGAATCCGCCTGAACGTAGGATTGAAACTCTAACCCTTTTGAGAGGCTTAATTTATGGCACAACAATTTCTGAGTGGACAATTAGGCGTCGTTAAGGCAGGTTCCGCGACTCTTCATGTGAAGAGTTGGGAATTCACCGCGGACGCTAAGACCGAAGATACGACGAATACCGGCGATTATGTCGTGGTCCGAGGTCAGGTGTATGAATCCCATGTACTCACCACTATTGGTGGCAAGGGCAATTTTAAGGCGGACTTTGACGTCCTAAGTCCCTTTGCCCTGGTATCGCCTTCCATCAATATTGGTGCTTCGGTGGCCCTGAAACTGTATCTGGATGCTTCCAAATATGTGGATATTCCGAAGGCCAGCATCACGAGTGTCCCAATCGTTAGCGAGGTAAAGGGTAAGATTAGTTACCAGTGTGATTTCTTGGTCAATGGCATCTTTACGATGCCTGTTTAATTCAGCTTAAGGAGAACATCATGGATCCAATTCTAGAAAAGTTAACTGCTGCGCCCAAAATCCTAGTCTTTAAGGGCGTAACTTATGAACTAGCCCCGCTTGGTTTGCGCGAACTTGCTCAGGCCAGGGCTTTTGTTAAGCGTTACATCCTGGAGCAAGCCCAGAAGGATGCAGCGCTGATGCTTAAGGTTGATGCTCCGGCGGAACATATAAGGATTCTTTGGGATGAGGCAACCAAGGCCTGTAAACACCCGCTAGAAACGGATTTTATGCAGGATCCTGAACCCGCGGTGGAGTTAGCCCGGCTCTCCCTCTGCCGGAAACATCCCAATATCACGCAGGAGTTAATCACGGAAATGTTAGAGGATCCCACCGTGCAAGCCGTGATTTTTCAGGCTGCGAAGACCCTAAACGAGGTTGAAGGTGCCTTAAAAAACGGATGAACCACGCGGAATCCCCTGAGGAGGATGAGGATACTGCGTGGATAAAACTTTTTAGAGCCCTTTCAGAGAATTATGGCTGGACGCCGGCGCAAATCAGTGACCTGACCCTGCCACAATTATGGTATTACCTTAGGCCTGAGAGTGAGTTTTCGGGCGGTGTTCCTATGGGTTCTGAGGGCCAGGCTAATTTATTTCATAAGATTCGTCGAGAACATGGTTTGGAAACTTAAACATGGGTTTTAAGATAACTGAAGTCTATGCGGATATTACTGCACGTGATACGCAGTATAAATCCGCCATGGCCACGGCGCAATCTACCGCTCGAACCCTCTCCACGGTGTTTGACCAACTTCGTGGTACATTACTGCGCCTAGCTGGGGCCTTAAGTGCCGGCTATCTATTGCGCAGTTTAATGGAGGTGGAGAAAGGTATCCAGCAGGTTAGAATTGGTTTGCAGTTAACAGGGCAGGAGGTCACTAATAATACAGCTAAACTAACTAATATGGCGCGCCGCCTATCTGAACTCACAGGTATAGATATGGCTGAATATCTGCACGCCATGCGCCAGGCGCTTAGTTACGGGGCACCCATGGAATCCATGGAGGCTATGATGAAAACAGCGCGCGGTTTAGCTGTTGTTTTAGATACAAGCCTAAGACAAGGCGTAATTGCAGTTACACAGGCACAGGTCGGATATTTTCTTATGCTCCAGCGACGACTGCCGGATTTAAGGCGCACTACGGATGCCCATGAAAAGTTTAACCTTGCAATGAAAGCGGCCGCAGCGGGCTGGGCAATGGCACAGGCGGATACGTTAACCAGAAACCTAGGCATACTGCGACAGTCTTTTATGAACCTATTGCGGGATGGGTTAAGCCCGCTGTTACCCTATCTCTCGCGCTTCATTCAATTTATCACAACAGGTTTGGGTATTCTTGAAGCCTGGGCAAAGGAACATAAAACGCTGGCGGTAAAATTATTGGGTGTAACAACGGGCTTGCTATTATTACTGCCCGTACTACCCGGTATTGCCGTGGCGGTTAAGGCTGTAGCTGCGGCATTTATGTTTCTTAATAGTTCCACGGCGTTGACCTTAGCCGCCCTCGCGGCGATTGCCTATGGCTTGGCTGGTTTATTAGGTGCCTTTACGCCGGTTAAGACTATCATAGATAAAACCACGGAAGCCATTAAGTCCGTTACAGCGACTAGTCCGTGGGATAGTTTTGGTTCTGCGGTGGCGCGTGCCTGTGCCATAGTGAGCGTAGCTCTGGAGCACCTTAGTGATTTACAGGAGGCCCTTCACCATAAGATTACCTACCTAGTCACTGCTATTCCAGCGGCCTTTACAATACCAGGTTCGAAGATCTGGTATGAGTATATGGGTGAACTTAATGCCTTGCAACAAGCCATTGATAAACTTGAACGGCCCATGGAGGCTAAAATTGAGTCTCGTTATAAGAGTCTCATGGATACCTTCACAGCCTTAAAGAATTTGGCTTTAAGCCCATTTGAAGCGCCGCCTTATATCGGTAAGACTACTAAAGGTGTGGGAAAACACGCGGAGCAATTTAAGGTTTTTGAGGGAGGTCAGATAGATTTCAGTTGGCTCTCGCCCGATGATCCCGCGAAAAATCTCTTGGATGCTACACGGGAGAACGGAAAGAAATTAGATACGCTCTTCGAGATTAGGGATGGGATTAACCGTTTAGGTATGGATGAAGGGGCCCTAGAATGAGCACAGTAACTTGGAATTTATTTAATGGTGCCGAGGCGGTCCGGCACATCCAGAGTGGCTATGCTATTACGCGAGTAGCTCTAGTCACTGGGTTAACGTCTGCCCAGGGGCGGCCCGACGTGAATATACTTAATGATGCTGTTGCGGCTGTGTCGACGTTCATTGGCCAGCGCGGTTCGCCCTGCTCCTACGTAACGGTGCCCACCTATTTGGAGCAGTTTATCCCGGAATTGGTTAACCAAACTACGGTGCGGGTGCGCGTCGTATATAAGGGATTGCCCGCAATCTCCGTCGATGTAGATAGCGCCTTGAGTCAAGTGGACACCAATCTGGATTATACGGGGACATCCGTTTATACGGAATATGCCTATCCTGCGGGTTACCTTTTAGATCCGGCAAAGGCTGGCAAGACGCACCGCCAGGGCGGTTTAATGCATCGGCCCACCTGGGAACCCGCCTTTACGGTTAAGTTTCCTATTACAGCTACGTTACGGGTATTTGGACCTATTATAATACCTGTTGTATCTAACATTACCATCGGACCGGGCTTAAACTATACGAACGATATTCACCATTACGCGGCCTGTCTAGCGGCGCTGGTAGGGAAGGTAAATGATGCGGAGTATGAGTTTATGCGCATCAATGGGGCGGCCCGAACCTGGATGGTAACAAAGTTTCTAGCCACCAGCAGTGACGGAGATTTAACATTTAATGCCGCATTGACCCTCCAATACCGTGAGGCTACTTGGGATCCTTATGCTGTATTTATTAACCCTGATACGGGCCAGCCGCCGTCGGATTTAGTAAAGGGCACGGGCATTGTTCAGGTTAAAATACCTCAGGCTGTGGCTTTTCCACTACTACGGGTTGTCGTAGGGGATACGCCCGCCGCACAAGGTATAAACTAATGGCTATTGAGCAATTTAAGGGCGGTTCACGACGGGCGCGCGCAAAACTTAATACATTAGTGCGCCATGACGGCGAACTTGCAACACTGCAAGGGGATGAGGCCGGCATTGGTCTTAACAAAGGTGCCGGCGGTACCAGTATTCAATTAAATGTGCCTGCGGTACAGCGCCGCATTCCGCGTTCAATACATCTTGTATTCCCTGTCCTGCTTACACAGGTGGGCGGTTCTCAAGGAACCGATATTGCAGCAGCCTCTTGGACCTACGATGTTAAGCATGGCATGGCACCTGGTACGCAGGCTGCTCTACTTACGGCGGTCAATCCTACGGCTTCGCCACACATGTGGCGGCGGCCAACCGTCGGTGTAATGATTAAGGCTACATTCGGCTACGCGCACTATGATCGGGATGGTGCTTTAGTGCTGGGCTGGATCAACGAAGTTGCGGATCAAGTGGCCTGTTACGGAACTGAATGATATGAGTCATTGGCGCTTTGGCAAGGCGGTGGTTCAGGGGGACGGCAAGCGCGGGGTAGACGCTGAAGGTAAGGGTCGCGTTTTTGATACGGATGGAAATTGTGTTAATTGCTGTGATTGTTGGCTGTGCGATCCAGGTACCACCCCTGAGACAATGGAATTGGTATTGAGTGGGTTCGAGTTTTGCTGCCACTACATAGTTTATGGAACGGCGGGTTTACATTCAGACCCGGATGGATTTCTTAGTGCGCCCATTACACTAACCCGTATTACAAATGAAGGACCGGGCAAAACCTGTTGGTGGCGAACTACCTTTAATTTAACCCATACCTTAACTATCGCGAGTTATGATCCACCGAACGAATGCGCGGGCTCTTACATATCCTCATCCGAAAGGGCCTGCGAGATCATCCTCAAAAGGGACACTTTTTGGGAGTTGGTGATACGCGAGTTAAGCGGCTCCCATTTCTTTTATGATCTTCTCACGGGCGAGCCCGAGAATGATTGCTCCAGTGTTTTAGTCTTTACAAATGACTATGGACCGTGCTATGAAGATAATGAGCACACATTCCCTATAGGCGCTAATGGAACAGCAACGATAACTCCAGTGTGATAACATGCGCGAATGGGCCTTCTCGCCACATTGCCATAGCCGGGCACACTGCAACGCCTGCCGAAATAATGTGACATGGCGGGCGCATATGGCGAAGGCCTACATAATGCCAGATAAGTGCCCGCACGACGGACCTATAACGTGGATTATACCGCCTGAGGCGCTAGTATTATGCAATAGGTGCATGAAACGGGGCTGTCCGAATGTATCCTGTGCCCATTGCGGTGGAAAACTTATGTTAAATATCCAGTGGCCCTGTCCGGAGGGCCATTGGCGGATGAAATCCAGGGCCCTCAAGTTCTCCTCCCTGGATATTTCGAGCGGCGCCTGACCACCGCCGCTCATTCTATGTAATGAACCAAATCGAGTAGCCAGGAATACCCCGTGGTTATTAGCGATAGAATATTCGGATTGGCCACAAAAATTCGTAGGTCCATGAGCCAGCCTCCCGTGATATCCTGACCCAATACATAGACCGGTACCCCGCGTGTTGCCCAGCGCAAGCAGATTAAGCGTTGTCTGCCCTGTAGTAATTCAACCCGCCATTTCGGGGCCACCTTAAACTCTATCCAAATTTGCTTACCGTCGGGCCGCGTCCATACAGTATCGGGTAAGCCACTCTGATAGAGTCCGCCATGTAGTTTCTCACCATCCCAATGATAAGGCAGTGGTTCAACTATCTTTCGAAAGGCTAGAATTAGCTTGCTCTCGGGTTGCGGCATTTATTTTCTCCTGAAGTTTAAGTTCGAACCAGGCCACGGCTTTACGGATGCGCGGTTCCAGATCTGGCGCGACGCCCTGAACGGTACCCGCAAGGGTCAAGAATCCGCCGCCTGCGGGATGAAGGCTGCCACTCACGCGAAGTCTTACGATTGGTCGCATAGGTGATTATCCCAAATATATTCTACAAGGGCGCGCCAATTAGCCTGCTTATATTGGTGCCCGCCTCGGTGTAAGAATACTAATTCAAGGCTGTATATTGGTCCCTCCGACCCAGTCAATAGATAAATACTACCGCCTATTAGTAACCAAGGCCCGCAAGTAGTATTAAGTAACGGTAGGTAGAGGCCTAGATACCTACTTAGATGGGGCAGTATAAAGGTTAACTTTTTCATATTTGTTCGCATAATTCCTTGCACTCGTTCGCCTCCTTATCGGGACGCCAACGTACAAAGCGCGGAAATCGCAGTTTATTATCCACGGTGATCTTGTCGAAAGCCACCTCCACCACCTCGCCCACGTGTTGCGGAATTTCACAGCGCGCTACATCATTCATGTTACCGCAGCGCCCCGCAGGCGTACCTGCCCCCGTAGCTAGAACCATTGCATTGGGTCGACGATCCCACTTGCCTGCGGTGCCCACGGTGAAACCCATCACCACGAGGTCCACAGTTTGAACAGGCTTCCACTTCCACCAGTTGGCGTACCAATACTGTTTAAAGACGATGCCTTCAGCAGCAGGCCAATAACGGTGATGAATGGCGGCTAATTGTTCGAGCGAAGGTTTTGGCTGTGCAACATAACAGTCAGGTAGAGGAAAATTGCTACCTACTCGTGCGCGCCCTTGTAAATATAATTTTGCAGATAGGTCCTCGCCCGCCCACATAGGGCAGGTAAAGGGCATAAACCGCAATTTATGCGGAAATTGCTTGATCGCCGTAATAACCTCCGCAGCCTCATGTTCAGGCCAAACGAGTTCACCCTCCATGATGGTGCCCTTAGGTAAAAGCCCTAGGTCTCCATTCAAGCGTTGTGCCAGGGCCTCGGGTAGATATGTATATTCTCCGGTAGTAGTAGAAACAGTATGACCGTGGGCGCACACATCTTGTGGGCTATTCACGATGAGCCTGAAAAATTGGCCATCGAGTTTAGGCTCAAGATATAAAACTTCCGCATCCACCCTGGATGGATTATATATGCCTTCAGGTCGATAGATTGCAGGCATCGAGAAGACTCCTTACACGGTTGAGCCAAGCGCTGCCGGGCACCTTAGCGAAAATATGCGTCGTAACCCCATGCCATGGTGGCATTTCCGAAGCAACTACCTCAGGCACCTTGTGTCCTGTTTTGAATACATTAGGGTGCATGTACCAGAGAGCCTCTAGTTTTAAGGCCCAGTCATCAATATAATGAATGATCTCGCGCTCTGCCTTATCCGGAGGCGCAAGATTTAGATGCGCATAAATTGCATTATCCACCCGCAATTTAGCGGCAACTACTACTTTTTCAATCCCTAAGGCCACCGTTGTAGGTCGGCGTATATCACCCACGTAGGCTTCGTGTGCATCATGGAGGATTACTAAGAGTCGTAGTCGGGGCGATAGGTGCGTTAGATTTAGCAAACTCACGCAGGCGTTTAGGGATTCTGCGCTGTTATCACAGAGGTCTCCGATGGGATCCGCCTTTCGTGGGAGTGTATCATTTAATACCTTAACAGCATGATCTAACAGGGCTTCACAAAACAAACAATGATCCTCATCGGTCTCCCACCGAGTAGTACAACCGCCCCAACGAATGATGCCTGCAAGACAGTGCGCAATATCCTCGAGACAAATATCGGTTGGTTTTATATTATTGAGGTCGATCCATCGGCCGCTAGGCATGTGCATTATTTAAACCTCCATGTGACCCGAACCAAACCGAGAACCCGAGGAATACCTAATTGGTCCCAGAGTGCATCCGATAGATCAATGGCTGCATGATTACAGTGAGGATTACGTTCAGCCCGAGGCCGCCTATCCAGGCGCCAATAGGGATCCCGCGTATAATGAGGGCCTACATCCAATACAGGAGCTTCTACACGCCGTCCTTGATACTCCACCACGACAATTCGGCGAAGGGCGCTGCGCGAAGGCAAGGCTACAAAAACAGAGTCGGATTTAATTATTAGGCCCGAGGCGGTGCGATGACCGATTAAACCTTCTCGCGAGGCTACGACCGTGTAGGAGGGTGGCGCTAGGAGGGCCGCTAAAAGAATATAACTCATACACCATGTCCTTTCTTCGAAGTACCTTTCTGTTTACGGGATTCGCGATCACTCCACGTCATAACCGGATTGCTTAAACTTTTAACCAGAGCTGTCTCAACTTCAGCATCGGTGGCGCCACGATTCAAGGACTCCATCTGGCTCCAGGTGGCGGCAGAAACCTTACAGTCCGCACGCATAGGGATACGAAATGGCGAGGTTTCAAATATAACATGACTGCGCCGACAGAACTCGCCCACCTGCGGACGCGCCACCGACCAGATCGAGGCATCATGTACCTCATTGATCATGTGACAATCCAGGTCGGGACAAGATTCTCGGACCACGGTACTACGGTCCTTCATATAATCACCCACGGTGCCCTGTACCACGTAGTTTACCCCGACATAGGATCGGGCAGCGTCAATTCGATACACCCGCCCGTAATAATTTTTAAGCCAACCGCGGGCTCGGCATAGGTTACCCACGCGTCGTTGGAATTGCCGGATCTCAGGCACTGTGCGATGGTACATATTATAGATCAGTTCTGCCGCGGCTGCCATTTCGTTTGAGGCGAACATTGCGGCGCCTCGTTGCATCGCAATACCACCCTCAAGCATCGAGTGCAATTTAACCGCTAGTCGATCATCGCCCTGCCGAAGGGACATGGCTAGGAGGGCGGACAGCGCGGCAATCAATTTTTTCTTGCCCATGCCATAAATAAGAGCGAAGTTCATGGTCTTTGCGAATTGTCTCGACACACCTAACTTGTTTGCTAGCCACTGATGGAAATCGGTATCAATGTTCTTCTTATACGCCGCCATTATTACAGGCGCGCTCGTATAATGACCAAATACACGGTATTCGGCCTGCGATAAGTCGTAGTAAACCAAGCAACGACCATCGGCCTCCTCAATCCAGGCTTCGGCTAGGTCATCGAAGTTTTGTGCATTAGGCCCGCTTGAGGAGAGTCGGCCCGTGCCCGTTCCCCATTGCCTAAAATCAGGATGTAGTCTGCCATCAGTACCTAGGGCGTTGAGCCACCCTTGACAATATGTACTGGTGATATGCGAAATCCGAGAGGCCTCACTAAGCATGCGGCCTAAATTAGGCGGGAGGCCCGGCGGCACGATGAGGGATTCTAAACTCATCATAGCCCAAGAAGGTTTTCCATCGTCGGTCCATGCGGTAGGCGTAATACCTAGGGTACCCTGCAGGAAGGCATCCAATTCGTCGGAGGAGGCAACATTTACCTCATAACCCGCAATCGCTTTTATCTCATTTAGTAGATATATTAAACGTTCCAAAAGGATTACATAATCCTTTTTTAAGCGCGCAACATTAAGGGGAATTCCGAAAATCTCACTGTCTAATAATAATTTGGAGACTCGTTGCTCGATGGCCCAGATTGTTATACTAGGCGCCGGTAGGTGTTTAAGTAGATGCAGACGCAATCGAGCCGTTAATCGCGCATCCTGTTCCGCATAATCACCCATGAGGCGAATTGGTACGCGGCCCCAATCCTTAGTATTCAAGGCTTTAATGTAGGTTTTTACACGAGCATCCTTATGCACATTTAAATAATCGGCGGCTAGGGCCTCCAAACTATACCCAGTACCTCCAAAACGACGATCCCGACTCCCATAAACAAGGCGCGCCAACACAATTACATCTTGAAAACCACCTAGGAATTTAATCCCGTCGAAATGCATGAAGCGCGCATCAAACTTGGCATTATGATTCGCGTAAGTTCGTGTAGGACAAGCAAATACGTCCCGAAGGTAGTGTTGAACAGCCTGTAAGGGCAAGTTTTGATCCGCAAATAACGGATTTTCCTCGCCGTGATGTCGTACAGGTAAATACCAAGTCCTGGAACCATCCTCGGTACTTAATCCGAAACCTGCAATTCGGTGCCCTTGAAACGGATTCAATGCAGGTACAGCATCATCCCAGGATGTAGTTTCAACATCACAAATGACCACAGCGTGGTCGTCGAAGCGAGGCAGATCATTGAGGTCCTGAACAATCATAGGGTATATTTACCGAACCTACCGCGGCAGGGGTAATCAAATGCGGGAAAGCGTGCCTTACAAATGAAGCCCACCCCACCACGCTGTTTCACAGGACACTTAGCACAAGGGCCCTTTTCGCCCTTAACCAAAATTATGCGACCACCAAGTCTGTCTTGTAATTCACCTAATTCAGTTTTCATGCAATTAACTCCTTCACTATAGTTATCCAACGATCCAGATTCCCTATATCAAAACGTGTAATCCACGCGGGATGCGGAATATGTCCTTGATATGGCACATCCAATACCCGTAGATGCGCCTCTGCCGCATTGCCCATGGCGATAATTCGGCGCGGTTTAAGATGGGCCACCATCGCCGCGGTCAATAAAGGTCCGCCCCGTTGGGTGTAAGCATTATGTAAATGCACCTGGGACGGTCGTAGTCCAGCGCCGTGCAAGATAGCGTATAAACTCTTACAGGCACCTTTATTCTGAGTAGAAAAGAAGGGCAAGGCATCCGATAAGCGCGCCCGGGGGTTAAGTTGTTCTCCTACAAATAGGACATCCGGGGTTAGACTACCGATACCAAAACCCGGATAGGCCTGCGCCCGTGCGAGGCGCGCCTCATAGGTTTGAATGATGGTTGGGATTTTTGGATTCACCAGGCGCGTGGCCGGTAAATAATCCCACCAGGAGGGATTTTGTAATTGATAATGACCATGAATAACCAATATCTCGGCCAGCGGAAGATCCTCAGGCCGCTCGGCATATCGCAACATGATTTTTGCTTCATCCGGTTCTAGTTGAACATAGACCGCCCCTGTTCGTTCAGCTAGAAGATTCATGGACCATAATTCTGGAAGATTGAGATTAGGAACTTGTCCCTCGGCTGTCCGATAAACCCATTCACTGGGCCACCAACGATCCACGACCGCACATCGATGTCGTGCAAGGGCTAATAATAGCCTCGACATATTAGGTCCACGATCCCGCGGGCGCAAAAAGGGTATGCCCAATCGTTTGGCTAATTTCTTGCCCAGAGTCGTCTTACCCGCTAAATCGCCGCCCTCAATATAAATAGCCATTAAAAAATCCTCAGGATTGCATGATTGGTAGGCTCATAGTACTCAATGTTTATTTGTTCCGCTTGGCAAAACTCTCGACAAGCCTCCGCCGCGCCACCTTCTCGGTTCGGGATATAATCATGGACCATAATTATACCGCCAGAGGATATGCGCGGTAGAAGGAAAAATAAAGTATCCAAGGTTGGTTGGTAATGATCCAAATCGACGTGTGCAAAACAGAATTGATACCCGGTTAATTCATGGAGAATAGCGGGTACAAAACCCACGTGTAGGTAGGTATTATTTAGACCTAGAGCTTCGATCCTAGTCCGCAAGACATCCGGACCACCCACATCGTAATGGCCCTTATCCAGGCCAGGCCAATCCTGGGGTCCCGGCTCTGCCAAGCCCTGGAAAGAATCCACCCCGTGGCAACAGGTATTCCATATTAGGCACGCCTTAGCCATTGATAAAAGGGTCTCGCCTTGATAAACTCCGAATTCAATTACATCTCCGTGGATGCCTGCCTGAAACACCGAGTTTAAGAAAGGACTTAGATGAGTTAAGTACATGCCAAATAATTTCTTGTTCATAGTTGCACATCCTGCGCCTGTAACTGGCGGCCCTCATAGGTACGAGGTAATCGGATTGCTGTTGGGCGAGGCGATGAGATTTCCTCATTGGTGCCTGAATAAATAAGGTCAGTTGTAACCCAAGGGTACGTATCATGGAGCGCATCCGGCTGCCAGAGTGGTGTCCAGATGCCCTCATTCTTGGCACCATGAAACCAACATTTGCCAGTGGCGCAGGGCTCCTCAAACATCTGTGCCATGGTTGGGCGGAAGGTTAGTATTTCCGCTTTCAGGCGCCTTGCAAAAAGTACCATTTCCCAGGTTTGACTCATCATACAACAGCGCTTTCGATAAAGCGCCAGGACGGCAGCCAGGGAAGCCTGCATGTAAATGTAAGTACTGATGCCCATGGGCAGCAGATAACGTGCGGATTGTACAGGAATACCGGTATCGAGTAACAATACATAAGCCATCTTAGCTTCCAGGCAACAAGTCTCAAAGGCTTCATACTGATCCAGATCATTGGCAATACATCCAGGCACAATGATGTCTGCATGTCGAAAGTCCGTATCGCCGGTACACTGCTGCATGAAGGTTACGCCTATGCGCTGGCGCACCAATTGATGTGTAAAGATACGGGACACTCCTGTAATTTTGAATACAAATTGAGGAATTTCCTGAAGCATCCACATACCCCTTCCCTCAATAGTAGCGCGCGTACGAGGATCGAGCGATCCGGGCTTCGGTACAAAAGCCGCGTGCGTAGCCTGTACCATCTCGTTCATGGCTTGACTTGGGTAGAAACAACTCATCAGTTTTACCTGAATCGAATCTTCCATATTCCTAAAAGTGGTGCGAGGCAACTCGCCCGGAAAAGACTGCATAGGATTGGTAAACACTTGATGTAGCTGATTGGATTCAACGCGAGGCATTGGTAATCTCCTTATGAGCGCGGGCTTCAACTATGGTGGACTTTACATGAAACATTCGCACAATTTCGCCACTATTAAACCGATGGTGAATCACAAGGCAAAGCCAGTACTTATAAACATCAATCAATTCTTCCAGCAGCGCCTCGCGCGATTTTTCTAATTTATTACGATGCAATTTCCAACTCTTGCAATCCAGTACCTCAGTTACCTCTCGGATGATGGCGAGGCACAGAGTGTTATGTACCTGGATAGGATCCTGCACCGCATAACGTGGACTATCAGTGCGCCAAAATGCCGCCTGCCTTACGAACATGTCCTCAAATGTATCCTTCATACCAGCGCTCCTCGCCAAGCTTGTGCTATTCCTAGATTACCCCTGAAGTATTGCTCTATTTGGCCGTAGCCACTCAAAAATCCATCGCAGGATTCCGCCAGCATGAGATTGAGCCCGTGATGTTGGGTGGTAAAGGCGATGATCCGATAGGCTGCGAATAACCCCCGCGCATAGCCCATTTCCCAAATGGTACCCGGATCGAAATCGTCGATGCAGGCCAACATGAGATCGCCATTTCGGATCGCTTGGAGATTACCCGCATAAATCTCGCGCGATAGTCGGCATTTTTCTTCAGGCGCGGCGTCGTGCCTAAATTGCGGCTGATCGCGGCTAGGCGAGAAACATTCGATCTTAAGATCCGCAAGAATCGCCTCGATCCTACGAATTACGATAGCTTGTTCCTGGGTGAAGAAGGGACCAGCAAGATAAACTTTCACTTTACGATCTCCTAAGATGCCGCTCGAACAGCGGCCGCTATTTCGCGCAGAGTATCCATCGCATCATTTAAGGTAATTTCACCGGGCTTACGCGACCAAGCCTCGAGGGCTTGTCTTATATCCTGTAGAGTCTTAACCGCAACGGACTCCTCTATCCCTATAAACACCGCGCCGCACTTAGAACATGTTGGATGGATCATAGTTCAACTCCACTTTGTGCTTTTTCTAGATTTTCTAAGGATTCGTTTGATAGTTCCTTGTTAATATCCAGGCGCCGCAATAATGCGATAAAGGCGGGCGTCTTTATGTAATAGCCCTGTCCGCGTTTGATAGCGTTCTTGCGCGCCAATACTGAAATCACAGTCTGTGATTGATCCCGGTCCAGCTCGGTCCAGGCCATGATGTCAAAGATCGTAAAACCCTGCACCTCTAAGAGTTGCCGCGCCACATCTGCTGCATAAGGCATGGCGCGCAGCGCCTCAATCACCACCTCTTCATCCTGGAGTACCTGATCGCCCTTAAGTAGCTTCGAGTATTCCAAATAGCCAAAAGACTTTTTAGAATACTGGGACTCCAGGAATGCTACGACCGCCGCGACATGGCAGGGCAATATGAGCACCTGATCGTAGTCTTCGGTTGAGAAGGTGCGCGCCGCTAATGAGGCCGCCAGTCGTGCCAGCTTTAATCGCTGATCCGCCGGTTCCACCAATGGGATGCTAGAAACGAACTTCTCGGACAGCGTCCCCGCTCCGACCAGAATAGCATCGACCGTGGCTTGCGAGAACTTAATTTGTTCAGCAGTCCTCGACCACGCCCACAGAATTAGGTCTCGGCATTCATCCGACTTGTAGATATGATTATGTTGCGGACGATCACGCTGCGCCATATTGAGGACACTCTTCGGTACCTCACCGCTGGCTACGGTAATCGCCAGATCAAAGCGCCGGATGTCCTCTAAGGATCCAATCAGTTCACGGATGGCCTCAATCCCGAAGTTGTACGCCATGATCTGACGATCACTTCGCGCGTTACTAATCCAGATAAGTCGCGTTCGTGCATTGGTCCGCGTCTTTTCGATCTTGCTAATCTCTGCGATACCGGAGGATCGCATATCGGTAAGTTTGGCGATGATCGAGGGATCCATCCCCTTAACTTCTTCTAGGACCACCAACCGCCGATCATTCAAAGGAATGATGCCCCAGGTTACAAACCAGCGCTTATTGGTTTCCTGTAGGCCACCCAATAGGCCCGCCACGCTGGAACCCTTGGTATCAATCTTTTCGCCTACCTGATAATGATCCTGCAAGCGTTTGATGGCCTCGCTCTTGCCCTGCCCACTATCCCCAAGGACCAGGCCCTCAACCCAACCCTTTTCAATACGGCCTTGAAAGGGCATATATAGGGGCGAGTGATACACCAAATCATAAAACAGGTGCATATCACGGCGCTGATAAATCTGTGTGACATTACTCTCCAGATCCGCATAAATGTCATCAAGTTTAACGGTTAAGCCTTCCGTGGTCCAGGTTTCGGGCTGAAATATCTTTAGCCGTTCCGGATCCTTTAACACGAAGGTACTGAGAGAATCCACGGCCGGCTTGGCATCTATGATAAGGAGTGTAGCATACTGGGATTTTGGTTCACTAACCACCCGCCCCGTCATGGTATATGCCGTGTTAGGTTCAATACCGTAGCCTACGAAGAAGGCGCGCCGCACCACGTGATCCGCAGCCTTCATGGTCATTTTTAATTGAGGGATGAGCCGCAATTCTTCAACATTTTGGGACTCTATGGCGGCTAGTTTACAGCTATAACATTTGGCTGGAATATGGCCAATTTGTTTTAGCGCCATATTTACCTGCGTGCTAGGTACCGCGACTAATTCAAGTAACCGAGAATCGGTCTCATGAATTGTAAATTGCGAATCCTTTTCACCTGCGCGCGGGCAAAAGAGGCACATATCCTTATCCCGTGGGCAGACGACCTCAATCACTCGAGGTACGATATATGGCGCGGTATCCTTCGCTGAAACCACGACGTTGCATTCAATCAACTTACCATTATGCTCCGCGCGGGATGCCTCACCTAGATGTAATTTTAGAGGTTCTTGAAAAGTTTCAGGTGTATCCTCAGCGCCTATCTGTTGAAAGGGCACGCTATTTTGTAGCAATACGCTGAGGTCCGCGGGTGTCTTACCGACCTTCAGGATATACTCGTCAACTCCACCTGTGGGATATTCGTTAATGTCCAATGGCAGATTGATGACGTGTGCCGTAGCACCCGCTCGGATTAAACCCTGTGCCGCTAAATGCGCCCCGGCAACACCGGGCTTATCAATATCATAAATAATATAAACTATCTTACCGGCGAATAGCGAACCTAATTCAGGATCCCAGGTCTTAGACCCGCCGGTTAAACTTATTGCCTCATGAACTCCTAGTTGGCGCAGGAGTAAGGCCTTGAGTTCACCTTCTACCAATAGTAGTTTTTCAGATTCAAGAGCGGAGTGCGGATACACCCGACACCGGCCATGTCCACTAACATTAGTCATCTTTTGTTTAGAATTGGTCGGGGACCAACAACGCACATTTACGATTTCGCCCGCACCATCATAAATTGGAATAGTAACCCGATTCTGTCGTAGGCCTAATCCATACGCCTTGCACGTAGCCTTGGTGATGCCCTTACGTTGTAATAGAACATCTAGCATGGGTTTATTGCAAAGAAGCGCCTGATGCCATTGTTCCACCTGGGTGGGATCCAGGACTTCTTCTGTTTCATCGGACCGCAGACCCACCAGCCGCAGGATTGCATTACGGGAGATGTGTAAATGGCCCGCCAACAGTTGAACGAGATCGCCATGTGCGCCACAAGCCAGGCAATTGAATACCTGCTTATCAATGTTTATGCCACAGGATGGGTTAGTGTCCGTATGAAAGGGACAGAGCGCAAGAACCTCGCCATCCTTGACAGTAGCTGTTAATTTTACGCCGTAACGCTCCAATAGTTCAGCGGCGTTAGAAAACTCAGCCATATTAAATCCTATCGCTTCTTAGGTTGAGCCTAGAGGAACTAAAAATAGAACGCATGAGCAGAGCCACGCAAAAAGAGCTTGCTTTCACCTGGGCACAACCGGGCAAGCCTGGGAGAGTTTCTCGCAAAACAGCGATTTTAGCAAGCCCTGGGCTGCACCCGAATCTGTTAAACAATTGCACCTTCCTGCACCACTTGATCCGAATTAAAATATGCAAGGTGCAATTGTTTAACAAAGCCCTGCCGCGCGCCGCAACATCCGCATGTATCCGCGCATATATTCTCGTGCGTATTCCTTACGGTTTTTAACTGGTGGCATCTCAACGCCTATAACCGCAGGCCTGCCGCGTTTTCGCTTAGGAATTCGGTATTCACATTTGGCGCAGGCACTTAACGGTTCCTGGCAAGTTATTCGATTTGCCAAAAAGCGGACACACTTATAGTAACGTGACTTAGTGGATGGAATCCATGCGCTACACTGGGCACAAGCCTTCCGACCTTTCAGAGAACATCCATTCTGTTGGCAAGGCATACTGTAATCCTTTCAAGTGGCCGGACGGGACTCGAACCCGCACATATTGGTTAGCGATACTCTCGCACCCCAACCGCTCTTGGCCTATTGCGCTACCGGCCTAATAAAGCCTGATTCCACCGATTAAGCAGAACCAGGCTGTTCAACAGCCGCTACGGCTATATTTCGGTTTCACTTTCTACAGTGGACCCTTCTTCTTCATGGACCGGCGCCGCGGCGCTTACCACCGTGTCCTTTAACCGAGCATGTTCGAGTTTCAAGTTCTCAAACACCGCTTCGGGCGCCCAGCCGGCATTCGTGAAGTTAAACACGTAATACCGCTGCCCTACCTTGTTGCGCTCTTCGACTGCGTAGAAGTTGTAGACGCCCGCGAATAAGGGCTTGTTGCCGCGCATTCGTGCCAGCGTCAAGAGTTTACGTCCATGCTTGTAATTGGTCCGAGCACAACAGATACAAAACATCTGGGAGGCATCAAGCGGATTTTCCACATCCACGGGTTGAACAAGAAATACCATGTACTCGGTAATCGAAGGCACCTCACGGCCTTGCTCATTGATGCTGGTCTCGCCACCCTTGCAACGCTTCGCCAGGGCGCCCTCGGGGTCCTGGGAACGATCAACCATTCCACCACCCTCGATGCGGGCACTCCATTCGATCCACTCGTGCCAAAACATCACGGGCACGATAGCGCGCTTCTGACTGATAGCGGCGATTAATTCCTCGGTTACCGAGTTATAAATCTCACCCGCTTCGGCGGCCTTATCCGCCACCCTAGGCGATAAGCCCTGCATTAGGATAGCCCGAGGAAACACCAGGTCGCCAGCCTGTTGGTGTTCGAAGCCCTGCGCACCTTCGGTGATGTAACTTGGTACCGCGAGCGGCGCATCCGGTGCCTTTGCCAACTCTGTCTGTTTCTTCTTTCCGTTTGCCATATCAATTCTCCTTACGAGTTAAGCCAGCTACGCGCTGGCAGTAAATATTGGACCTGCAGGGAATCGAACCCTGGTCCTGTGATACTTTGTATATACCCTAACGAGCATCCCAAGTTTGCGTCCTGGGTGACGTACTTCGGGGGCGAATCCACCATCCGGTTTCTTAAAGCCGGCAAAGCATCCGATCCGAGAACCTGCCGCCCTTATCGGAGTCCGAGCGGCGAGTCAGCGGCTAGGCCGCCATACGAACAGGGTTCGCATTTAAGCGTTTAATGGATAGATTAACGAGGCCAACCATCATCCTCGGCTCGTGGAAAATATACGCCCTATCCAGTCGAAACCATTTCAGGCCCAAATACCGCGGCGGGCACTCGAAGCCCAGGCGTCCCGCACATTCCTACGCCCGCGGTACCACTCGTTGATTTGGTGAGCATAACCCCAGAATCCCGTTATCGCATCACCCTCGAGGTTGTGAACACGGAACTCTTATACAACCGGTTACCGCTGACGGCTCATGGCGGCCAGCGGGGTGTCCGGGATCGAGGCCTATATCCTCATTTCTCGTGCAATAGCGCCTGTACGATCACCTTAAGTGCCTGCAAAACCTCGAGGCGCATTCGACTATCCACGGCCCGCAGTTGCGCCAGAATCCTACTAGTCACCTCGCAAGCCGGAGGATTCAGCGGAAGTTTCTTCTCCCGCACTGCTTCCAACTTGGTAAACTCTTTACACCCACAATGGAAGCAGCGTACATATTCAAGTCCACTCCGTACCAGGCCCGTTAATGGGCATGTTTCGCCTGGCGGGAAGCGTACCGTGGTGTGCATTCCACAATTTTTACACGCGTACTTCATCAGATAACCAGCCATCTTACTATCTCCTATCTAGGACGTCGTCGAATTCCAATACTTGCCTTAATAAATACCGTGCAACCCGGGGGTAAATCCTCGCCAGATTCCAAGCGTTCCCGACAAAGGCGTTCAATAGCTTTTGAAGGCACCTGCGTAATTTCCAGGGCCTTTACCTCAGGGTCGTTAATAAAATCCTCGTAATTTTCATCACCGGCCTGAGGTATGTGGGAGATGAAAGCATCCGCCTTAGCGGTTAATGTATGCGTTTCTGTTTGAAAAGTATTCAAGCCCTGCTCACTAATTGCCAGGCACATATCTTGTTCAAGATGTGGCTCCAATTTATTAATAAGTTTTTGGAGTTCACCTGCACCCACCTTAATGTTGCGCAGCATAATAAGCAGGGCTGCCTTATCCCCGAGGTTGCACAGCCGGAATTTGGATTCAATTTCTGTGGTAGCTTCGACCACGGCTACCGCCGTATCCTTCAGGCTGTTCGCTGTACGGGTAAACTCCTTCATGTGCCAACCATCCTTTGGAAAGGATACGGGCACGCCGCGCATCAGGTCCTGTAAGGCTTCAACAATTTCATCCTCGGTAGCCATACTATCTCCCTATCAATCGGGATTGATATCCATTATCTCGGGCATGAAACATGAGTAACTTAACCTGACCATGTTTTTCCAGCAGGGCCTGGTAAACCACAATGTTCATAATTTGAGGACCGGCTAATAAAAGGAAATCCTCCGGAGCAGAATCTACGAGAATCTGCCGAGCGCGCTCCTGGAGGCGATTCGGATTAAACATATCCTGGGTACCCTCAAAAACAAATTGGAGCGTGCCGTATGCCGCCGCCTCGGTATAGTCGTGGGATGCATCCTTTGGAATCCAAACAATACTCATTCTACACTCCTGTTAGTCGTTCGTTTGCTCGTGCCACATATTCCGCCGAAATATCAAAGCCCAGGATGCGCCGGCCCAATTTCTTAGCCGCCATCAACGTACTACCGCTGCCTGCGAAGGGATCCAACACCAAATCCCCTGGATCACTGCATACGCGGATAATCCGTTCCAGTAATGCCTCAGGCATCTGGCAGCCATGAAAACCAGCGCGCTCCTTGAATGTTCCACATACACGAGAAAAGGACCAGACATCATCGCAAGGCGCAAAGGCCAATTCCGCATCATTCGGCCGTAGGACCCAGGTATTATCGGGCAAGCGCCCCCGCGGATCAGCGCGTGAATCGCCCATTATTTGTCGAGCACTAGGCACGCGGATGTCCTCAGAATTAAAGGTAAACTCTATACTATCCTTGGTCAAGTAGAACAGATGCGTGTGACTGCGCGAGAAATTCCGCGCACAATTCACACCAAAGGTATAATACCAGATAACCCAGGAACGGTGCCAAAAACTCCGAGAGGCAATAACCTTTAATTCCGCGGCATATTCATCTCCGCTAGCCACCCAGAGTGTGCCCGTTGGTTTAAGTACCCGGTGACAAGCCAAGAGCCATTCTTCGGACCAACCTAAATACTCTTCAGGGGTCATTCGGTCATCCATACTATCGTATTCATAACCGATATTAAAAGGCGGGTCTGCGAAAATCAAGTCCGCGCAAGAAGGTTCAAGGGCGTACATTCCGTCAATACAATCCTGATGGTGAATCATGCGTTATCTCCCTCAACTAGCGGCCCGCTCTGCGATCATGGCGTCGGCCCAGGCGTAAGCCTCTTGGACGGCAAGCCGTTTATAAGCACCAGGGACGGCCCGGCTCTCTAATGTTGAGTCGTCGGGCCATGCAGGCAACGAACACCCGTTTTCACTAGCGAGCATTCCCGCCAGCACCCGCCCCGCAAAATCGTCGCGAAGTGTCTTGTTCCGCGCCAGCCCGCCCGTGACGCACTTGGGGTCAGCCAGTACTTGGCTCGGCTTCCACCCGAGGGCCGACAGTAGCCGAACAAGTTCCCTAATCGTAGTTTGCCCCATATTCCTCATCATCCGGAACTCATCTAACGGAGTCCCAACAACGTCACGCAGGACCTTCTTGCCCATACGCCGAAAGACGCCTCGAAGTCGGACCGAACACTCAGGGAAAGCCTTTTCAAGGGGCATGTCCAAATCTATGTCAGCCATTTTCCACCGCCTTCCCGTCCACCATCAAAATACCTACTTGCATACCTCCGCCAACAGCCCGTTTGCCGTGCGGAGCACGGTCGAGTTCGTCCTTTGCCTTGGTCAACTGGTGGAGTTTGCACGCCAGCCCGTCGACCTCGTGCGCCGTTGCCGTGAAACACCCGCCCGGGCAGGCCAGGCTCAGCATCTGCTCTCCGCACAGCGGGCATTTGTCCTCTGGATTAGTCATCGTCTTGCTCCTTCTCCACTTATTACCGCCCTGCTGGCTTTTACAATTTCAGAGAAAACCCCCTGAAAATCTGGATGGATGCATACCGTGAACGGAGCTATATTGCCTGGCAATGGTGCGGCAAGTCGCGCCAACTCTATTACCATCTTCACCACTGTCTTCGCTGCGACGAGTTGCCGCCGGTAACACTCTTTACTGAACCCGACATACGCGCTCTTGTTGGTGCATGGTATGCCACAAAATGGCCACTCGTTGCGGCAGTCTACTGTCCCACACTCGTAATAATGCGTAACGCACGTGGTGCCTCGAACATGTTCCAACTCCTTCAGCGGTGCTCCGCAGCCTGGACATTTGTCCTCTGAATCAGCCATTGCTCATTCTCCCTTCATCCGCTTGCGCAGGGCAGCACGATATGTTTCAATCGCACTGCAAGATGTGGGGCGGCATACATGTTCTGTTGCTATGTAACACGCCAACTCGTCATCCTCCGCTGCCGCCTCCAGCCGCCGGAGCCGGTCGTAGTCGGCGAGCAGGGGTTGGCCGGGATTGCGGCTATTGCGCACACACTGAATAGCGTAGACATCCTTACGACGAACTGGCCCGCCCTTCTCAAACTCCCCGGAATCTGTCGCATTCACCGGCGGGTTGGCAAATATCAACGCTAGCGGCGCGGTGACTTCCATCCATGCCGCACACGTTGCCCGCGCCTCGGCAAGCTTGCGGGTCAGCTGGTCGATCTCGTCGATAAGCTCTTGGTGCCTTGGACCCCACAATTCCTTACGCAATTGTACCAGCCTTTCTGGTGGTATCGCCATCTCATTCTCCCTTCATGGTCGTGAGCAGGGCGGCGCATATGGCATCCTGGCAATCAGTGGTGTCCTCACAGTCAGTACACGGACATTGCCACACAAACTCTCTATTTACCACCGCCGCCTCCAGCCGCCGGAGCCGGTCGAGTTCGTCCAGCAGGGGTTGGCCGGGGGAGGGGTTGGCGAGAATAACGCCGGCGTTGAATCGCAACCCGCCCAGCACCGTTTCCGGGCATCGAGTTAATTGATCTGGCGGAATTCGGTCGTCGGCGTAGTACTCGATGAACTGCCGCATCGCCACACAGTCCGCCCATGCCTCGTCGATCTTGGCGGCCGCCTCTCGCATCAGCGCCGCCGC